TGTTTTCCGTTGGGCAATTAATCAAAATTGATGATGAAATATTACTGATTACAGCTATTTCAGGCTCAGATTTAACTGTAGTTCGGGGAGAAGCGGAAACTACTGCCGCCAGCCACGCAGACGGGTCTACTATCTACATAGGTTCTCTCACCAATGTCCTCACCCTCACCCGTGTTGATTCTGGCGGCAGTAAAATTACGCGTGATTCTATGGATAGCGTCGCGGAGGTAGATGTATCATGATTTACTATATCCAAGGCGACAACCTGTGTTTTAACCCTGTACCGTCCAGCTATGATGAGGTGCGGATTTACTACATTAAGCAGCCCACAACGCTTTCAAGTGATTCTGACACCATAGACCTGAGGGATGATTATCGTAACGCTATCGCTTACCGCGCCGCGAGTAAGATATGTCGGCGAATGATGTCAAAGAACATTGAGAAATACGCGACACTGTTAAAGTTTATGGAAGACGGGTTTGAGCGGGAGATGGACAGATTGAACGCCATTAAAGAATACAGTGGTGAGCGTGTACTAACCGTGGGGTATCGGGACTTTTGAAACAGATTACCATAAATAACTTTTCCGGCGGTCTGAATACGTTTTTCAGTCCGCGCGATATCCCCGACAACCAGTTTCAGAAATTCTCAAATATCAACAATGAGAAGGTTGGTCGGATAGGGAAGTTTAAGGGCACGACAATAATTTCCCCTTCGGTAACAATTCATTATTCCACGCTGACACCACAGGGAAACGGTTTTTACACTTACAAAACACAGTATGATGAGTCCACTCAAACACCCGCAACGTGGTGGGTGGTATATACCTCCTCTAAGTCCAGCGCAACCACCGTAGATAATGGTGGCTCTATCTCCGATGTGGCAACGTCGTTTGATGTGACAAGCGTTTCTAATTTAACCGAAAACTCTTACATCTTAATCGACTCTGAGGTGATGTTTATTTCTGGTATATCCGGTGTCACACTTACGGTTACGCGCGGACAATTGGGGACTACTGCTGCAACCCACAATGATCTCTCTACTGTGTATGAGTTAAACTGGACCTTCTCGCGGATGAACGCTGACGATGGCGTTTCTGCTACTGTGTCCTCTTTTATGACGCAGAAAACAGGTGGGGATTGGACGGGGTTACAGTACACCGCCCTACCTGATTATTATTCCATATATGAGGGTTTGCGTATTTCTGATGGAGAGTTTCGCAATTCCAATACGTCTAAGTGGTACGGGTATATTAAACGGGATATATGGGGAAATGCACTGTCTTATGGCGATAATGAGTTCCCCAATTACTACAAACCATCACAAGCTACCCAATATGGTAACTGGCTGGTTGCCGACCAACAGATAACCGCCCCTACAATTGTAAAAATGGGTGGGGCTTACGACCCCGACAATGACGTTGATTCTGATGGGAAGGTGGGAATATTTGTCTACGACGCACGACAGAACTACTCCGGCGATGAACTGGATGACCATGATTTTTGGCCTAACGCAATAGATGGTAATGTTTTTTCTGTAAATGACAGATATGCTTTTACCTTTGTTTATGATTATGTGCAAGAGTCTGGATTGTCGAAGGACGCAGATGGGATGATTGGGGTATCGGGTTTCAATGTTATAGACTCTGATTCTGATGAATATTTAGCACAAAATGGCACTGTTGACAACCTTGTGAACGGGGCAATAGCTGAAACTGACGGAACAATCACCGTTGATAATGGGAGTACTTTCAAGCAACATAGTTATATCAGGATAGATGATGAGATTATGTATATATCTTCCATATCGGGGAATGTTTTAACGGTCAGGCGCGGAACAGGGGCTTCTATTTACTCTGAAGTTGAAACCTATAAAACCACAGCAACGGCGCACGTAGATGACAGTAAAATATACATAGTCCCGACAAAGCAAAAGGCCCGTGCATTAAGTGTTGTTTTGTATGTGGGGTCCAATTGGAACCATAGAATTACAGGGATTAACATATATTGGCAACCAGAAGGTGATATGGATTGGTATTGGGTTGACCAGTTGGATGTTGAAAAAGGCTATACAAGGTCACAAAGTGCCGTGTTTAACAGGTCTATTAAAATGGCAGGCACAAAAAATAATTATGGAGCGTGGACCAGAATACCATCACACAGCATAAGAGAGCCCGCAGTGGGCACTATTGGGGCGGGGAGTTCTGAAACCACGTGGTACTCTACGGGATATTTTACGAATACGGTAGCAGGTGATATAGCCATTGGTACTCCCACCGAATTTGGAAATACGTATTCTGATATGCTTAACACACTGAACACCATGTTCGGGAAAATAGACACGGTTCCATCGTCTGATAGTATAACCTTTTCATCCTCATTAAAACCAACCTCAAGAATATCTTGGAGGTCTTCTACTCCCGGGGCGGCCGCAACCCCCCATTATGTTGCTACGGCCCAACCAGCCCCCAACAAACTTGGTGTCTGGTATATTCCGTTTGACGGGGCAAAAACCGCCACCTATAAAAGTTTAACCGGGCGTGAAGATTCTGAAACCATAGACCCCGTTCGCTGGAAAACATCATGCGTCACGGAAAAGGGCGTTGTTTTTATTGGTAATGTTGATACACTTGATGAAAACAGCCAAACCGTGAGAGAAGAAAGCCGGGTTATGTGGACCGTTCCCGGTATGCCTGACGTATTTGATATTCTCCGGTCTTACGAGTTTGGCAAGAGTGACGGGGACAGTATTGTTGCCCTGGTGTATTGGAATGGTAGGGTGTTTGTGTTTAAGGATAGGAGTACTTACATATACAATGTATCATCTCAGAATTATTTTATTGAAAACCACTACGCAGGCTATGGTATTCTGTCAAAAAATGCGTACGCTATAACGCCCTATGGTATAGTGGTGGCTGATAAATCAAGGGTTGTCCTTCATTCGGGGCAAGAGCCGATTGAATTAAGTTACCCGTGGCGCAAATCGGTTAGGAGTGGATATGATTCTTATCAGGGATTGACGTTTACCAATCCTGTTTTAGGGTATTCCCCCAACCAGAACGCTATATTATTCATTCCCGACACCACAGCGTCCACGCTGTATAAGTATGATTTTGACACAAAAAGCTGGGTAACCCAGACCACCGATTCAAGCATTGTGTTTTCAAATCTGCTTGTTGATTCAAATATGGAAACCTGTGCGCTGGAGCACTCTACGGGGAACGACAAGGCGGTAGTAAGAGAGTTTGACACCGGCAGTCTGTCCTCGTCAACCGCCACTATTAAAACAAAGCAATTTGACGGTGGGAATCCCGACAGATACAAAAAACTGAAAAGGGTTTATCTTACCTACAAGACAAGTTCTTCTGATAGCGGGGTGAATACGACCTCAGCTCTTAACACCTCGGAGACCGATGTTTACGTGGACGATGTGACAAACTTCTCCGCTGGGATGTATATCAAAATAGACAGTGAAATTATGCTGGTAAACAGTGTTACTACAACGGTTTCCCCGGCGGGATATTTAACGGTTACACGGGCGCAGGCGGGGACTATAGCGGCTTCACATAGTGCTACAGACGTTTACTGGTGCGCTAACGATGTTACGGTGAAAATCTATTTCGATGGAGGGGATACCGCTCACGAAACACTTACATACAATGGGTGTCCCAGCATGATAACACTTGGTAAAGATTCGTTCTCCACGGAAGGGAAATTCAAAACAATTGAGGTTGAAGTTTCAACCACGGACTCCGGTTTTGCTTTGGATGATCTTAGGGTACAGTACTTTGATATGGGGATTAAAACATGAACCGGTCTTTATTCCAGAGTAAGATTGTTTACGGCAGGCCGACGAAGCGCGACGGTGAAGAATTTGATATGCGAGTATTTGAGCAAAACGGGAGTTATTACTTGGCAATCAAAATAAAAGGTCAATGGAAATATTTTAAGGAGACGGTATAATGTACTACGTCGCAAGAGTAAAATCGTCTAATGGCGGATATGTATATTGGGTAAGACACGCCCCCTCCGGGGGGGTGGTGGCTCAATATGACACCGCCGCTGGAGCACAGGCTGATGCGGACTACCGTTATGCACAAGTCGCAGTGCAAA